GGCGTGGTTTGGCCGTCCTTGGTTAAACAGGTGGAAAGGCCCGTGGCAAGGTCAGCGGTCAGGGCGTTAAAGGCCGTGCTGCTAATGACGGTGCCTGATACGACAGGTTGCCCCGCCGTATTAATGAGAAATGTACCGGAACCGTTAAACGACATCTGTCATTACTCCTGTGCTGCCATGCCGCCTGCAATCGCTCCGGCGGTTCCTTGCGGTAATTGTCGCGGGGTCTTAGTTAAGCCGCGCTGTAATGCTTTGCTTAACGCTATATTTCGTGCGCCGTATCGCAACCCCGGATACATCAACGCAAGGTAAGGGTCTTGCCCAATAAACGGCAATGTGGCCGCGCCGCCTGCCGTCATTGCAAAATCCAACGCGCTTACGCCGGGGCTGCCTGACTTTTCGGGAACTGCCGCGGCTTTGGGGAAAGCGCCAGCAAAACGACCCGCTGTTTCAAGCTCGGGCGACAAGGGCTTTCCTTTGCGAAGCAATGCCGCCAGCTTGGAAGCATTGACGTTGCCCGTTGTTTCTAACGCGCCTTCTACCGTGTACGTCTTAGCAATGGTGCGTCGAGCATCGTCAAACTTGCGTGCTAGATCAGGCCGCCCAATTTGCTGTAAATGCCGACCGACCATTTCCTCAAGGGCTGTTGCCGCATCACGCTGGGCTTGCCCCAATGATCGCTTAGAGGGATCGGCAGAGTTCATGCCGGAAAGATTGCTGTTGGCGGCTTTGCGAAGCTCTTTGGTGTAATCCACAGCCGACTCAGCATCAAACGAGTCTTTTGCAAGGGATTTGACCAATTTATCAATGTCAGCGGCAGAGCCAACGTCTGCTTCTGGGAAATCCTTGGCAATACGCGCCGTGGTTTCACGAACACCACCCAAATCGTCAAAAAACTGACGGTCTGCGGTAATTCGTCCGGTTTGCTTGAGGTCTTTGTAAACCTGACCCGCTTGGGCGCGAATGTCAGAAAGCGCCTTTTGCGTGATGGGTTGGTTTTCAGACAGCCCAACGGATCGAGCGGCAAGAGCATTTGTAATGTCTTGGTTTTTGCCAGATGCGATTTGCTGCGTTGCTGCTTTGCCCGCCACGCTCTCTAGCGCTACGTTGCGAATAGAGGGCTTTACGGACGCTGGCGGGACGACGTAACCCGAGGGTTGCGCCTTGGCAAACTCGCGCTCTGCGGTCGTAGGAGCGCGTTGGAAGTTAGCGGGGGCTTGGCGGCCAACTTGCGGCATCGGGACGCGAGAACCCGCCATAGCCGACTGCACAACGCCCAAACCGCGCTCAAGGCCCGTTTCGGCCTCTGGCAAACCCATTCGGGTCATGGTCTGCTGCAAAGCCTCTGACGGCATTTGCTGGTTTGACCCTGAAGCCATGTTGTACAGGGACATGGCGGCATCAGCAGCCATGCCGGGGATGCCTGTGACGCCCGTGACAATGTTGCGAGCGGCAAGACCGCCTTGGCGCAGCATATCTTGCGGCAACGTGCGGATTTGGTCGCTAATTGACGGGCCTTGCGGCTGCTGCACTTCTGGCGCTTGTGGCGCAGGGGCGGCCTGCTGCACCGGCTCCCAGCGACCATTGCGGTAAATAATGCGCTCGCCGGTTTTGCGATTGACTGCGGTGCGACCTTCCATTGACTGAGCCATGCTTATTGCTCCAAGTCAAAACCTTCTGGCAACTCAGGCGACGGAGCGTTGAAATACGTTCCTTCACGAAGTTGAGAGGATTTTTGGCGGTTGAATTGCAATCGACGCTCGGCTGCCTGCATTGCTCGATCAAGCACAGAATTGCGGGTCTTGATTGGCAAACTTGAGGAACCTTGGAGTTCCAACAAGATTGCGCGTTCGCCTTCGGTCGGGGCCGCACCGAAGATTGCCCGCAACTGCGGCAATACTTGTTGTTTAAGCAACAAGTCAAACTCAAGCGTTTCCTTGGCTCCAGCAGGCTCAATCGCATCCGGCAGCAGCGTGGCGGCTTGGGCGCGTTGACCGGCTCCCAACCCTTCAAACGACTTGTCACTTAATTGACGCGCTTGTTTGAGAAGGTCAATGCCCGTTTCCGTGGCAAGGATGTTTTCATCCGTTTCAAACACTTCCTTTTGAACAGTCGGAGAAAGCGCTTTACCGCCACGACTACCGCCAATCCGCTCACGCAAATTAACTTCGCGGTTTCTAAGGTCAAGCATTGCTTGTTGATAAGGCGTAATGCCGCCTTCTTCCGGCAATTCAACGCCAAGCTCTTTAACTGTACCGCGCTTGCCAACAATGACGGCCTTACCGTCTTTTGTGCGAACCACGGTCGTGCCAAATTCTTCCATTTCAGCGGGCGTCATAGACCGCTCAAGGGCAGCGGCAAGCATCGGTGCGCGTTTCAACGCAGCCGTGCCAACCGGCGTCATCGCCATGCCCATTGCGCCTTCTACGTCTTGGCGGTATTGCGACGTAGGCTGGACTTCTTCTAGCTCGGTTTGCTCGGGAATGGCGGCAGGGGTAGCGGCCTTCGGGTCGTACACATAGCCACCGCGCAAACGGCCAGCAATTTGCTTGCCTGCGGTGCCTTCCATTTCCTCGGCTTTGGTCGCAGCTTCCATCGCCTTTTTGCGCTGACGCGCAGACAAGAAAGATTGCAGCGCCATCACAAGCGGGGCAGCGGCAGGGGTCGGGGCGTCTGATCCTGACAACGGGCGGTATGCCTGCGCTTCAAGAGCTTCTGCCATCGCCTGACGACGGCGAGCTTCGGCGGCTTGACGCTCATACTCAGAAGGCATTGCAAAAGTTTGGACGTAATTAACTGGCATTTTCGAAATCCCCTCTGTAACTACCGCCTTGCGGGGTGGTCATGCCGGGTGACTTGGGCTTGGGTTGGGTTAACGGGGTCTTGGGGAACGTCCGGCCAAACTGCGGTTGCGCCGGAACCATCGTCATTGGGTTTGGCGAATACTGCATATCTTGAGAGGGCGTGAAGTTATCCATGCTGCCACGCTGCTGAAGGGCGTTAGCTAGCTTCTGCTGGCGTGACATGGGGCCGCTAAAGGTTTGGTATCGACCGTTCATTACGGGCCTCCAAATGGATTACCGAAGAAGCCGCCGCCAGCCGCTGTGCCTGCCGCGCCTGCCAACCCGCTCAACAATCCCATCTTGGCGTTGTATGCGGCAGTCTGGTTGGCGTAGTTACGTTGAGCAAAGTCGCCTTGCGCTTGCGTACCGGCAAACACCGGAGCCGCTGCCACGTTGGCGCCTTGGTAGCCTTGGAATTGCGGCATATTGACTTGGACGCCTGACATAAGCGCAGCGATCTCGTTGATCGGCTGGTTACGCAGCGCAAGTTGTTGCTGCAACGACTGTTGCAGGGCCGTATTGCCAAACTGAGCGTTTTGCAGGGCTTGGTTGTACTGCTGCAACTGCGCGGCGTTTGCCATCTGCTGCTGTTGGGCGGCAATGGCTTGGTTCTGCGCCAAGGCTGCGTTGCGAGCGGCCTGCACATCCATCTGCTGACCAAACGATTGACCCTGACCCGACAACAACGCTTGATAAGCGCGAAGGGCGGCATCTTGGTTTTGGGCAATAGCTTGGTTTTGCATCTGCTGGGCGGCTTGCCCTTGCCCAAAGTTTTGCGCAATTGCTTGGTTTCTTAACCCCAAGCCTTGTGTGCCCATGCCAAACTGCCCAAGGGCGGCTTGGTTAGCAAACTGCGCTGCGGCTTGTCGTTCGCCAAAGCCTTGTGCGCGAGCCGACATATCCAGCTGCAACCCTTGGAGGGCGGCTTGCTGTACGGCATCGTTCTCTTGCTGTTGTTGTTCGGTAATGGCGCGGTTGTACGCCTCCGAACCACGCGGGATGCCCTGATTCGCTAACTGCGTCTCCAGCATTTGACGCTGCTGTTGAATCTGCGGCATGACCCGCGAAAGAATTGCCTGCTGGCCCGTGGTGCCAGCGGATACAGGCATAGCAGCCAGTTGCGAGGTATCAATGCCACGTTGCAACCGCTCCATCGGAACACGACCGCTTGCCATGCCGTAAAGACCACCGGCAGGGCCGCCGCCAGCCGTTCCGTAACCAAACAAGTCAGGCGCACCGCCAAACTCGTAGGCTTGCGTGTCGGCTCCGGCTCGCCCCATGCCCATTAGGTCAGGCGCACCCTGCACATTGCCGTAACCACCAAGCTCCGTTTGCAGGTCGCGGAGGTTGGGGCTAAAGCGTTTGCCAATGATGTCTTGCGCGGTTCCAAGGGCGGTTTCGCCAAGGCCGGAAAGGCCAAGCTCAACGCGCTGCTGGGCCTCTAAAATCTTCTGTTGCTCGGGCGACAGGAATTGCTCAATGAACGGCGTATCCAAATCCGTCATTGAAGTGAATTGTTCACGGGTCGGTGCAACCAACTCGCCCTTCTCGTTCAGATAAGGACTGTAGCCCGTTGTTGCAAATTGGCTGTAGTTAGGCGTCGGCTCATTGAAGCCGGGGCGCATATCAAGCATCCCGCCAGCACCGCCCATCTGGGCGAACTGATCTTCTTGCAGCGCACCGCCGTAATACGGCTCAAACCCTTCTATGCCACGCAATCCCGGCGGGCCACCAACTGCGCCGCCAACGGTCGGCTGTACGGCAGGCTGTGACGGCAATGGGCCGGTGGTTGGGAATTGGCCGGGGCCGACGCTCGGGGTCTGTGCGCGGCGGTCGTTATACGATTTCTGGGCGGCAACGGCTTGGTTATAAGCCTCCATTGCCTTGTTGTATGCGGCTTCGTCCGTGACTTTGCGGCCAAAGCTCACGCGCTGCCCGCCGTAGGGCGTATCAATGTTTGGGTTAGAAATGCGAGCAGTTAGCCGCGCTGCATCCAGATTGGCCGCTCCCTGCGCTTGTGCCGCAGCAGCGTAATCAGGTGCCGGAGGTGGTTTCGGTGACTTTTTGCCCATAACGCCTTCCTAAAAACCGACACGACTCCCGTGCCATTGTTAAAAACACGATGTCCCCGTCGGTGTCGGCGTTATGGATACGCGCTTCCTCGGTGAACCCCATTTTACCCACTAATCGCAATGCTTTGCTATTCCCGCTTGACACGGGAGCGATAATTTTGTCAACCCCACAGACGTTGAAGGGGTAGTCGAATATGGCCGCGAGGTAGGCAGGGGTCATTTTCCCCTGCACCGCTATGTGGCATACGACGGAACGACCATTCCAGTTCTCGTACACCACACCGGCCACTAATTCGTCGTCTCGGCGTAGCCCAAGGGCGTTGGAGCGAGCGTCGTGGTAGCCGCCCCCGGTTTGGGAGCAGACCCATTCGCCCACATCCATGCCGCTTTCTATACGCCAGCCCATCCGATTTGATACACGATGTCTGTGGATGCCCATTGCAACTGCAAGTTCTTGCTAGTGCTGTTGAGCTGGATACCGGCGCAGTAACCGATGCCGGTCACACCCTGCCAGTTGTTGCTAATAATCGTGTCCTGACCCCAAATACCGTTGTTCCATGTAGACACATCCCATGTGCCATACGTTGATGGCGAGTACGCCAACGCTGCCGTAGACGGGGCAAGGTCAAAGTCCACGTTGATGTCGATATTGATCGCGGGCTGTCCATTGCTGAACAAGCTAGGCCGTGCGCGGGTAAAGTATTTCTTCACGCCACGCGAATCGAAGTAGTTAAACGCCTGCAAAGCCCGACCGTCGATGTTGTTGGTGTCATCAACGTAGCCGGTGCTGCCAATCGTCCAGCACTTGCCGACAAACTGGTTACCGCCAAAGTACGGGTCATCATTTAGCAAGTTAAAGCAGTTGGCGTTCCAGCCCGTAAACCGGCACCAAGCCTTCGTAATGTTGTTCATCACGAATTGCTCTTGCGAACCCGTGGCAACCGGCACGTTTACGATCAACGCATTGTTATTTGCGTTGTAAATCATGCCCCAACCAAAGTTGTTCTTGTAATTCTGGGCAGCAGCGGCAAACGCGCCTTGAATCTTGTCTGACAACGCCACGTTGGGATCAAGGCGGGACGATTGCAACGCTGAGGCAAGCGGGAACAACCCGTCAAGCGTCAACAACAGCAAGTCACCGCCGTACTTCATCATGCAACGCTTGGAGATAGGCGCACCCACCATCCAAACACCAATTAGCGCCCATGTGGAGGCGCTAGAGGGGTCGGTGCCACGATAAACGATGATTTCGCCCTTGTCGGTGACAAACACGAGGTTGTCATCCACACCGTAACCGGCGTCAATCGTCCACGTTCCGACCGCTACCAACGTACCGCCGAGCTTGGCAACGGCAGACAGGTCAAGTTCCTGCGCTGCACCGCCCACCGAAAGGGTCGGCAAGTACCATGCTTTAAGGGTGTCTTTCTGGGTAAACCAAATGCGGTTCTTAAACAGCGTGATATTCGCAAGCGTAGTGGTCGTGACGCCCGTAATGGCAGGCGTTGACGCACCATCTAGCGCAACCCATGTGGAACCGTTGTACAAACGGGGCTTATCGACCCCGTTAACGCACATCATGTAATTACCGCCGGGGGTGGTTACGTTGATGTACTCCCACCGAGCGTTAGTCAGGCCGCTAACGACCGCTGCGCCCACCGCGCCTGCGGAAGTTACGTCGTAAAACCCCGTTCCTGACGCGGCAAACAGCTTGTTGGTGGCCGCTCCGGCGTAACTAAACAGGCTTTCCACCTGTCCCGGCAAGCCGGTGGCGTGTTTGACGTATCCGCCACGCAGATTGACGTTAGAAACGCCGGGGAACAGGTTATCCAGCGTGACGGCATCCGTGGGAGCCATGTTGGCGAGTGAGTCACGGGCGTTCCAGCCACCAATAGGCGCGGGCAGCGAAGCGACGTTCGCCACCGCACGTTGTA